CCAGTACACTGAATCCGTTGCTTCACACCAGATTTCAAACACTTCGGCTTTTCCCTCATATTTGTCATCCTTTCTGCTGATGCTTTTCTTTATAACTTCTGGATAACTTGTGTAACTAAGTGTACTAGCTACTTCTGATCCAAACATGCTTTCTGCACGCTCTCTATCTAAAAACGCTCTTCTGGCTCTCCATTCTACTTCCGCTTCGGTTCTAGCGTCACTGCAAAGATAATCGTTGTATTGAACAATCTCCAAGATCGCTTTTTCGTCAACCTTGCGTTCAACTTCAACAGAGACCATGACAATATTAGAATTAGTCTCGACAAGGTTTGACGTATCACCTTCATAAAGTTCTCCTTCGGCTGTTAATAGCTTGCCTTCAGGATCTTTAATTAGAGCCATTTCGGACAAGACAGTTTCAAACTTAGGTTCGTACCTAGCCCATAAAACTGCCTGGCCAGTTAAAAGAAATTGCAATGCGGCCGTATAGCCCACATCATCGAAGTTAAAATGCACATCCATTGCATACTGCGTATTTCTTTCTAAAACTACGCTTCCTAACTGATAAGGAAGGCTTCCAGTGCGTTTTCTAAGGTCTACTTCTGCTTTAGGTGTTGAGCTATAATAAGCAGGTAAAAGAGTGTTAATACAGTACCACCAAACGTTTATACGGCGCTCTACATCATTCATAACCGATGCGTTTTTCTGAGCGTTATAAACCCTTATGGACTCTTCAGCTTGTTCAATAAACTTTTTGCGACGTTCTTCGGCTTCGGATATTTGTGCTTTCCACCATCTAGGAGTATATTTCTTTATAGTTGGTTGGATTTTCTTCATATTTTAGCCTGTTTTTGTCGCTTCCTTACCTTACTTATGTAATCGGCTAAGACAATTACTCCAGGCTGTCTAGCTGAATCTGGCTTAGTCCATTTAGCATCAATTAACCTTGCTTTACACAAATATCTCAAAGCATCGCAGTTATGTGATACAATATTGTTGGCTAGTACGAATGTACTCGTATCAGGAACATTTAGGCAATAGACTTCTTTTTGGGTTTGGGAATAAGTGATGGATTTAATCTTCTTCGTCTTGCCGCCATTTTGCAATTTTGGTGACAATACTTGCTTTTGTTCCTCATGTGCAGCTTTGTCTGATATTCTGTCTGGCAAAACTGGCATACCAGCGTCACCATAGGCATATTTTTTGCAACTCTCTTTGCATGCTCTGAATGCCACTCTCGCCCTTGAAGCGATTTGTGCCAATAACGTGCTTTGGGCATTGCATATTTTTGTAGATTGGCTGCTGCTTCCTTTTTCCGTTCTTCGGTCATGTGTAGTTGCAGGTGCTTTGCTGCTTGCAACAATTCCAAATTCTCTATTTGATTGTTGTCTCTGTTTTGGTCCTTGTGATGAACGTGCATGCCTTTTGGAATCTTGCCATTGAAGTATTCCCAAACTCTTCTGTGCAAACGCCTTGAACCTGGAATTTTGCTTGATTGTCGGCTGAAGTATTGGCCGCACTTGTAATACCTCTGGCCGTCGAACTCCTGAATCGTTTCTGTTATTATTTTCACCTTCATACGTTACGCAACGTATCACATCCTGCAAGGTCAATGAAGCAGTTTCTTTGAACGTGCCATCTGCCAACATAAATTTATGATCGGGTGTAGCTTCGACAATGGAGCCATCTTCAAAATCTAAGCGCATAATAACTGCTCTTTTGTTGGTAATTGAACCAAAAGCTAGATGATATTGACCGTCGTGGCTTAAAACGTATGTTTTGACACCATTTAGGTCTTTTATAGGAACAATGCCGTATTTAGTAATAACTTTAGTGTCGCCAGTTAAGCAGGCATGATCAGGGCCAGTAGTGTCAGCATCTTCTGGTTTTCTTTTGTCTATAGCTAATGATGGTAAAGTTTCTAGTAAATATGGGCAAGTAGCAAATATGTACAACAAAGGAGGCTTACCGACTAACCTTTGCCTTATCTGCGACCAACCAGATATTCGATCATTGTCAGCAGCCCTAAAACTAGGATGATTGTATTTAGCAAACACAGTATTAAATTGGTCATTTATACTAGGTCCACCATCATGACTAAATATTGAAGGGTCTGCTACTGCAACCAAGTTTTCTCCAACTGAGACGCTTGCAATTCTGTCTGCTTGCTGAACGTTGTCAACGCCTTTTCCATGGAGTTCTCGATAGATAACAATTGCTCCTTTTGGGTAAGGTACTTCATGCCCAGAATCATCCACTCCGCTACTAACAGCGCCCCAAACAGCAGCAAAAGGGCTCCTATAGCCCCAGTCATAACCCAAATATCTAGGCCAGTGTTGAGGAATATTGAAAGGACTAACAATATGTTTAGAGCTAAACTCAGGAAAATAACTGCCTTCATGGATTTCAAAGTCTCCTTCTAACCACGCCCTGACCAATTCAGGACTACCGACCATGTGCAATCTATCTATGTACTCAGGGTCTTTAGCTAAAAGTATCTGATTATCGTGTACTCTGCTAGGTAAATATATGTAATCGAAATGTTTGCCGTTACCCAGTTCTTTTTGCAGTACTTTTCTGCCTTTAGGAGCTGGCTTTATAAACATCTCCTTTAGCCAGTGATGGCCTACACCGCCAGGATTAAAGGTAAGTATAATTTGTCCTCCACCTTTACCTCGCAAAGCACCAAAAAGTTTCCAAATACAGCTAGGGTCACCGTAGTTACCAGCCTCCTCAATAGCACAATCAGATAAATTCTGTCCTTGATACTTCTCAGCGTCACTATCATTAGCTAGCGGTCTAAACCTAAGTCTACCACCGCCGAGAAAGGTGAATTGTTTCTTTTGATCTTGCCAGTGGGCTTTTAACGGTAGGTATATCTGCTTAGCTCGCTCAATAAGGTCATCTGCTTGAGGAAGTTCTTTGCGGAAGAATATAGCATTAAAATCCTTACCTAACTGTTCTTGCTTTATAGCAAACTTACCCAATACCCCGTCAGTCTTACCACCGCCTCGTGCGCCTCCATAACCTACTAAAGTAATAGGGCAAGCTATCAACATCTCCTGCGGGCCAGGTTGAGGAGCCCATACAACATGCTCATCTAAACCAGTTTTATGTTCATCCATGTTTAGGCTTACTATCTAATAAAATAACAGCATTACTGCCTAGGATGAGATTAACCTTACATTTAGGGTTCTGACAGTAAAATCCCCACTTAGCTTTCTTAGTGCTTACATGCCCACAATCAGGACACCTCATCCGAATCGATTGCATTAACATAACCCCATTCTCGTTCATACTCTTCCCTAGATATAGCATCATAAATCATATGGCATTTTCTAATACAATTATGCCCCCAACATGGCATAACTAACTGTTTTGTATAAGCCATTTTAGCCTCTCGGCAATAAGGACACCTAAAAAACCTCCATATAGGTTTGTTGGGTTTATGCAACATAAGTAAAATAATTAAAATAGGGTCTTGACAAGGGTTTTTGAGAGAGTTACCCTCCCCTTAAGAAACCCCACCCATTCTTATCCCATTCCCCCCCTATCTTACGTTTCCTACAAATCTAATATATTTATATTCCAGTACGCAGACAGCGTATAAATTATTACATAAAGTTTTGTCTGTGTTGTAGTCCCTATTTTTCACTGTCCTCAGTTAGGTACTTAGTTACAAACTCTTCTTTGGTTAGTGGCTTAGCTGAGACTACAGCTCTTATCTCGCCTGTATGCTCTATAATTTGCTGCTCACTCCAACCTAACTTCGTCTTTAACAGATGCAGCAATACAGGTGTATTCCCATTCAACGCCTCAGCTATCGCTACCGATGCTAAACTCTTCTGCATCTCACTTACACCCTGTAGGTAATCCTCCAAATAATACTTATCCAACAAATATCCACTAATCCTACACGCTATAGCCGTATTACCCTTCGTTAAACCCATACGCCCTAAATCCTTAACCTGTCCCGCTATAAACTCATCCCTCGTATGTGCAGGACTGTGTGGCTGCTCCATCCTCGCAGGTAAAACCTCTATTTTCGGCTCGGAATTTTTTGGGCTTTCCTCTAACTCTTCGTCCTGTTTTAAATCATCTACCATAACAAAGTTTTAGCTCCTGTTTTGCGATTTATTGTGTGAGTTCGGATATATATATAACCGGTACTTTTTCTTTTTTCAAAACGGTTTAGTTTTTGAAAAACTGAGCTGTGGATTCTAAGCGCCTGTAATTACTACACATCTATACTTTACTAGTACCTAAAAACTATTAACCTATCTCTGTAACTATGCGATACTATACAACATTTTCATGAATGTGTCTGCATCCATCCCTGACAAGTCATGCAGCACTGCTATTTCGAGTGGATACATGACCACCTTCATTCGTTCCCTGTACTGATAGCCTCTAAGTGTTAGTCCCAAGTAGGTTGCCATCTCCTGCTGTGTAGCTTTGAGATGCTCTCGTACGCTGCGATATAGTGAGCCTCTCGCTGCATCTATTTGATGCCGATACTTTCCACCGTGTTTCCTTGCG